CAAAGATTGGATTAAGATTAACCATGAGATGTCAGAACAATGGCCTAACATTACAGATCAAAAAGATCCTTTGCCTGAGGCAGAAGAATTTAAAGACACAAAAGATAAAAAGAGTTTAATGGAGAAATGATTGGCTATTAACTATAACGAGTTAAGAGATTTAATAGATTTAAGTAAATGTCCTCACCTTATTGAAAAATACAAAGGTGTTGTTTCTTTGCCTCTTGACTTAGAACCATTTGTGTTTGATAACGAAACTGCTTTTTGGGATCTATGGACAAATGAGAATCATGTTGTTTGGAGAAATCATATTGATAGAGGATCTAGTAATTTAACTAGCCCAGAACTATCACATACACAATGGCATGGGTTAGCACTACATGAGGACATGGAACTGTACGAACATGGATCTTGGGGTACTAAAATTACCGAAGAGGCTAGAAAAATAAGTCCTATTATGGTACAAAGAATGTTTGACGAACTGCCATTTGTTAGAATAAGAAGTATTAGGCTTTGGTCTGCACATAAACAAATACCAGCACACTATGATGGTAACATGCCAGACAGTTTAGATGGTAAAATGTTCTTTCCTACAGAAATTCGTATTATGTTACAAGATGATAATCCAAAACCTACATTCTGGCTTACTTCTGCTAAAGAGCATAAACCTAATACCGAAGTACCAGCAGATCAAAAGCATTATGTTGTACTACCAGAAGGTACCAATACATTTGCATGGAATAATGAAGATTACTTGCATGGTGCAGATTTTGATGGATCAAACCGTAAAGTATTGGCAGTAATCAAAGGTTGGGTAGACTTAACAAAATTAGAAACCTTACTTGATAAAAGTATTGCAAAGTACCCAGACTTTGTAGTTAAGATTTAGGTTGACTTTACAGTTTAAATCTAGTATAATACGTTATAATGAGGAGAGCATATGAAATACTATTATAGTGAGATATTTCACAGTATACAAGGTGAAGGACATTATACTGGTGTTCCTACTGCTTGGATACGTTTCTTTTTATGTAACTTACAATGCAATGGATTTGGTCAGATAGATCCTACAAACCCTAGCACATATGAGTTGCCTTTTGAGGACTTTGATGTATCTAGTGTAGACAGAGTTGAAGACTTACCTGTATGGGACAAAGGTTGCGACAGTAGTTACACTTGGGCAAAGAAGTTTAAAAGCCTAATGGGACATGAAGAGCCTGATGTATTAGCAAATAAAATTATTGATATTATTAGAACAGATAGTAATCCAGAAGGACGATTCCTACATCCAGTTTCTCAATATAGACAACATTTATGTATTACAGGTGGTGAACCACTTATGATTACTGGACAACGTGCAGTTATTGGAATATACAATGAACTGCATAGACAAAGTAACTTACCAGGTAGTATGACATTTGAAACTAATGGTACACAGAAACTAAGTGACGATTTTAAGAATTGGGTAGAGTCAATTGATACTGAAATATTTTTTAGTGTCAGTCCAAAACTATGGACAGTAGCAGGTGAGAAGCCTGAGAAGGCTATTAAGCCAGACAATGTAGCAGAGTATTATAATTTATCTAAAGCAGGTCAATTAAAGTTTGTAGTAGGTGATAAGGAGGAACATTGGCAAGAAATGGAAAGTGTAATTGCACAATTTAGAAAAGCAGGAGTAAAATGGCCAGTTTGGGTTATGCCTGTTGGTGCAAGAGAAGAAGAACAAACTGCAACGGCAGGTGCTATTGCAGAAAGAGCATTCAAACGAGGATATAATGTGGCGGCAAGAGTGCATGTTTATTTGTTTGGAAATGCTATAGGAACATAAATAACGTTGCTTACAGAAGGCAGTTTTACACAAAATAGAAAAGGATTTCTAACTATGAATACAATTAAGGTTATTCCAGTGCTTTTTTCTACATTAGCAGTACTAGGTGCATGTTCACCTGGTCACATAGCGGCCAATAAAAACGGCAAAGCAGAATATGTTTGGGTTGGATGTCAAAAGGTTGTAAAGAATCCTAGTCCGTCAGGAGCATATGCTATTAGCCCTGACCCACTTCAGGATTTGGCTATTGGTGACAACTTTTACTTTAAACAAGTCGGCAATGACGGAACTGTTGGTCCAGTCGAAACTGGAGAACCTTGCAAACACTAAATTTTCTGATAATTCAAGGAGATAAAGAAATGCAAGTTAAAGGTAAACTAGACGAACTAATGGAAGACAATGACTGGGCTCTTATATTTGGAGAGGACGGTCGTGTAAAAGGAATTTTTATTCCGCAAGGCAAACAAGAATCAGACGTGCCACAAGAAATGGAAAACTTACTCCGTGTAATGGGCATAAATTTATATGAGGACGGAGCATCCGTCCATTAATTAGGAATAGCTAAACCCCTTTGGGGTTTGGCGTTTCTTACTTAGGAGTGTTAATGTCGAGACATTTTATTGAAACTAATCCATGTGAAGGTATATGTGTAGCAGGGTACGGTCCAGAAGGTCAATATTGTATTGGCTGTTATCGTACTGATGAAGAACGTATAAATTGGAGAAATTACTCTGATGAAGAACGAAACGACATTATAGCACAAATTGTAATACGAGAGGAACAAAATGATGCTTGATTGGCTTAAAAAGAAACTCAGTAAAGAAGTAAAGCATGATCCAACAATGGCTGAGAAAATGCAAAATAGCAAAGAACCTTGGGTTAATGTTATTACTTGTGATGTTAATAAGGATAATCCAAAAGAAGGATACTTTGAATTAGAATGGAATCCTGCATTTGTTAAGCATTTAATTAAAGCAAATTACTATGGGCCTACACCTGAAGCAGTAGTTGATCAATGGTTTACAGATTTATGTACAAACGTTAGTTTAGATGGACAAGCACAACAAAGTGCTATTGCTGATGGTAATAGAGTCCGAACTAACGAGAAAACGTTAAACCAAGAATGAAGTGGTTATTAGTATTAGTTGCAATAAATCTGTATCCAGATGGTTCGGCAGAACATTATATATTGACAAGTCCTACATTTAATAGTTTAGAACAATGCCAGCAAGAAGCAATGGTAAATCATAAAAAAGTAAAGCAGTTAGCATTAGACTATCTTGGTGGCCCTGCTAAAGTCTATTGTTTTGATCAAGATAATCTTAAAGAATACATAGATCAAAATGCAGTAGGCGGACCTACTACCCCGTCAAAGAAGCATCCAATTTAATGTCCAAGAAAAAGAAAACATATGAATTGTCTGCATATGATAAACTTTGGTTAAAAGCAATGAATAGTTGTTTAGATCATGAAGGTAAAGTAATTCCATATTTTTGGTTGACAAATAAAAAATAGTGTGCTATATTATAAAAACAATAAAACTTTAGGAGAAGTTTATGTCATTTCTATTAGTTGACGCCGCTAACTTGTTTTTCCGTGCTAGGCATGTAATACGCCATGGTACATCAGAAGAACGTGTTGCAATGAGTTATCACATTATATTTGCTAGTATCTTAAAGCAATGGCGTGAGCAAAAAGCTACTCATGTTGTATGTTGCTTTGAAGGACGTAGTTGGCGTAAGAATGTATATCCTCCTTATAAGGCACAAAGATCAGATGCTCGTGCAAAACTTACAGTTAAAGAGCAAGAAGAAGAAAAGATCTTTTGGGAAAGTTTTGACGTATTTAAAGAGTACCTAACTAAACGTACTAATGTAACAGTACTACAGAATCCTGGTGTTGAAGCAGATGATTTAATTGCACGTTGGATTGATTTACACCCTAACGATAGACATGTAATTGTATCTAGTGACAAAGACTTTGAACAATTGATTGCTTCTAATGTTGATTTGTACAATGGTATAACTGGTATTAAGACTACTATTGATGGCTACTTTGATGATAAAGGCAAACCAGTTAAGGACAAGAAAACAAAAGAAGTAAAAGCGGCTCCTAATCCAGACTTTATGTTATTTGAAAAATGTATGAGAGGCGATGTGTCTGATAATATTTTTAGTGCATATCCTGGTGTTCGTACTAAAGGTACTAAGAATAAAGTAGGTCTACAAGAGGCATTTGCAGACAGAGATAACAAAGGGTTTATGTGGAATAATCTAATGCTACAACGTTGGACTGATCACGAAGGCGTAGAACATTTAGTTAGAGATGATTATGAACGTAATGTTAGCATTATAGATCTACATGCACAACCTGAAGATATTATTAAA